ATAGATACGAAACGGCTTTTTATTATTATCATAGCCAATCTTCAGGTCTTTTCCAGTAATTTTTTTAATAGCCTCTGCAAACCTACTGTCTGAAGTAGCACCATAATTGCCCCCAAATGTGACACCTTTATTGATTAATTCGTCTGGAACAATTTTTACACTATTGAAAGCATTTTCTACTAATTTAACTGGTGGGCAATCCTCTGAGGGGTCAAATGGCCCATCAACATTAGTTACACATAATCTGCTAAATCTTTTTGATACACCATTTTTTGTACAATCACTGCTATCGTGTGCATCTCTATATACTGTTATAATTAAACCCATTTATTTCCTTTCTTATTAACATCTATTATTTATATAATTACTGTGACAATATTTGTCAAGGTATTTACATAAAATAATAATATTTAGTTGACTTAATGATCTAAAATACTAATTATAGTGTTTATAATAGCTGCATTTTGCCTTCAGCTATTCATAAATTACAAATACAATAACTTGCGGTTGCTGTTTCGTATTTTTTCTATCTTATTTTATATTTTAACATCTAGCAGTAACCGCCATTTGTAGGAACATAATGAAAAGTATTGTTACAAAAGAAATGATGATTGAAATTAATGATCGCATTTGCGATGGTGAAAGCTTGACGCAAATATGTAAGGATAGTCATTTACCTTGTCGTAGAACGATTGCCAGACACATACAGAGAAATGAAGAAGCTTATGAAGAGCATAGTAAGGCAAGAGCAATACAAGGCCATTATTATGAGGATTTAGTAGCTGATATTGCAAAGAGTCCGTTACCAGCTGATCCTAAGATGGCAATGGCAGAAGCAACCTGGAGAAGAATTAAGATGGATAATCTTGATAAGCTTAAACGACAGTTGCAGCCACTTGGAGGGATAAGAAACAAGAAAGAAGATGTGCCGCAAGG